CCCTTGCTGACCACTTGATTGAGAGCAAGCCAAAAGACGAAGCCCGCTGCTTGCTAAACCCTTTTGACATCAGAAACGCCAAAGGTATCTTCAGCAAATCAGAGTACGCTGTGATGAATGCACAGGCTAAAAGATTGCTTGGCAGACCAAAACCTGTGAAAGAGATTACCAACAATCAATTCATTTGATACAATGTTTTGAAACACGGCTAGATGCGAAGTCATGAGCGCATTGAAAAGAGAAGTCTCCCCTCCTGCCGCAGTTTCTTTTAGGGAGAATTGGAACATGAGACAGCTATGCACTACTACAAGTTCAATATTGCCGACTATCGGAAAGATACAGGCCATCTATCAACAATTGAACATGGCATTTATCGCCAGTTGATTGATTGGTATTACCTTGATGAACAACCAATTCCAGATGAAACCCAAGTGGTTATTAGGCGGTTACGTTTGGGTTCTGACGAGGTTAAATTTCTTGAAAATGTTTTGTCAGATTTCTTTGTTTTGGGCAAAACAGGATACAAGCACAAACGAATCGAAGTTGAAATTAAAGATTATCAAGAGCAAGCTGAGAAAAACAAGAACAATGGGAAGTTAGGCGGTAGGCCAAAGAAAACCCAGTCGGTTATTTCTGGGTTGCCAGATGAAAGCCAAAATAACCCTAACCAAGAACCACTAACCACTAACCATAAACCAAATAAAGAGAAATCAACTGTCGTTGCAACACCTGAAGGTGTTTCTGATTCTGTTTGGCAAGAATTTAAATCTTTGAGGAAAGCCAAGAAAGCACCCATAACCCAAAGAGCTATAGACAAGATTTCCGAGGAAGCCAACTTAGCGGGTTGGACACTTGAGAAAGCATTGGAGGAATGTATTGTTCGTGGTTGGCAAGCATTCAAAGCAGATTGGGTTGCTAAAAAAACTAATCCTGCTGACAACATAAGGCTCACAGTTCCAGCATCAAATGAGCCTGATGCCGCTTTGGAGAAGATTAAAGCTGATGCAAAGAAAGCCGCACCTATGCCAGACCATATCCGACAAGCAATGGAACAATTAAGGAGAAAACCATGAACAAGATTGAATTTGGTGATTGCCGTGAGATTATGCGTAAATGGGCATCACAAGGTGTTAAGGCTCAAACTTGCATAACAAGCCCACCCTACTATGGCTTGCGAGACTATGGGACTGCTAAATGGGAGGGCGGTGATCCAAACTGTGAGCATTCCATCTCAATGCCTACTAAGTGGAATGACCCAAAGCGAGGAACTAATGTTTTGCGACCAGAGGTAGGACATAGAGGAGGATCATCCTCAAACTGCCATCTTTGTGGTGCAAAACGAATTGATGAGCAATTAGGGCTTGAAGATACTCCTGAAGAGTACATAAAAAACATGGTTGAAGTGTTCAGATGTGTTTGGGATGTTCTCGAAGATGATGGCACTTTATGGGTCAACATTGGTGACAGTTACTGCAACAGCAATGGTTTTGCTAGAGCAAGCCCTGAGTATCAGCGTGAAGGCAGAAACAATATGCCAGCCAATGACAGGAAGTTAGACAAGTTACACGCTACGGGTTTGAAAACAAAAGACCTGATTGGTATACCTTGGATGCTTGCTTTTGCTTTGAGGGCAGATGGATGGTATTTGCGTCAGGACATTGTTTGGAGTAAACCTAATCCTATGCCTGAAAGTGTTCAAGATCGTTGTACTAAAGCACATGAGTACATTTTCCTGTTAAGCAAATCTCATAAATACCATTTTGATCATGTTGCGATCAAAGAACCTATGAAGGAATCGGATGAAATGGCAAACAAGAGAAGTGTTTGGACTGTTAATACAAAGCCATATTCAGGAGCACACTTTGCGGTTTTTCCAACAGAACTAATCGAGCCTTGCATCCTTGCTGGTGCTCCACTTGGAGGGATTGTTTTAGATCCTTTCATGGGTTCTGGAACTACCGCACAAGTAGCCCAAGACCTTGGTAGGCAATACATTGGATGTGAGTTAAATCCTGAGTATGGAAAACTTCAAAAGAAACGTACAGCACAGATAGCATTGGATTTTGCATGAACTACTTTGAAGCAATGAGATTACTTGACAAGGTTAAGGAGGGAGTTCCTTATCCTCTACACCTGATAAACAAAGCCTTGGAGTTAACTGGTGATTTGGAGGAAGTCAATGATTGAGTACACACAAGACTTGGTTAAAAAACACATCCGCTATGAAGATGGAAATCTTTATTGGATTGATTTTTCTATACGACCAACTGCTAAAACAGGCCCAATTGGATACAAATGTAAAAGTGGTTATGTTGTTATGAAGTTTATGAAAAAAACAACAACAGTTCATAGGATTATTTTTTTATACCATCATGGGTATTTGCCCAAAGGCATTGACCATATAAATGGTGATAAGTCAGACAACAGAATAGAAAATTTAAGAGATGCTTCTCATTGCCAAAACATGTGGAACGTTAAAAAAAAGGCTGCAAATACTTCTGGATACAAAGGAGTAAGTTTCCACAAACCAGCTAAAAAATGGATTTCTCAAATTAAAAAAGATAATAAACATTATTATTTAGGATTGTTTGATTGCCCTAAAAAAGCATACGAAGCATATTGCAACAAAGCATTAGAACTACATGGCGATTTTGCAAATCTTGGCTAAAAATGAGTTACAGCAGACGTAACATACAAGGCCCAAGCGATAGGGTAATCCTTGAGCAAGCAGAAGCAAGGGAACTCTATCGTACTTGGGAAACAAACAAAGACAGAGACTTTGTGCGTGGTCGGCTTGAGCGAGCAGAACGAATCTATGGTGTTGGTGCTAGAGACAGAATCCGAGAATATATGAACAGAATCAAAGACGGGACATTGCTATGAGCTTCATAGTTTCATTTGTGGTCGAAGGTACACCAGTGCCAAAGGGTCGCCCAAGGTTTGCTAGACGAGGTAAATTCGTATCAACTTACAGCCCTAAAACTACTGTTGACTATGAAACTAAAGTGGCAGATGCAGCGAAAGTGGCAATGGGCAGTAGCGAACCCCTAGAAACCCCTGTAGGAGCTTACATCTACATCACCCTACCGATTCCCACTAGTTACAGTAAAAAACGCACTCAAGCCTGTTTATCAGGAGAGGAGCGCCCAACAAAGAAAAGTGACATAGATAATTTTTGCAAAGCGGTATTCGATGGGATGAATGGGATTGTTTTTGCTGACGACAGCCAAATAGTTTCACTTCATTCTACGAAGGTCTATGGGACTGTCGGAATGGTAGAAGTAATGGTGAAAGAAGAGCTTATCTAAGGGTAAGTCCTAATAGAAAACCTTGCAAAACAAGACTAACATTTAATTTTTAAACAGGAGTGAATGATGGAAAAAACTTGGGAATTTGATACAACCACAGGCGAAGGTAGCGAGATTGTTACTGTCGTTTACGAGTATGAGAACGATGGTGAGACCACCTATAACGAATCAATCAAAGAAATTTGGTATAGCGGGCGTAATGTCACAGGACTTTTGAGTTTTGAGCAGTATCAAGACCTCGAAATGGAAGCGGCAATGCGTTTCCAGCACCACAAGCTGAACTACAAGCACGAATGAGAAAGCGAACTAAACGCAAGGTATGGGCATTGATTGACCCACTTACTCACGCAATAGTAGGTGCGTCAATCACCCATAGAGACAAGCTAGACAAGCTCAGAATGCTTGAATACTCAGCACTAGAAGCAATGACCAAAGGACAAGGAACAGTAACCGATTGGCGTACCCTTGTTGACGTTCTAAACCTGAGTGAAACGATTGCCAGGTGTGGTGTTGGAAAAGATGAGGTGTTACCCGTATGCGAGAAAGCCCAAAAAGCCTTACATGAAGCGGCAGTTAGGTTTCAATCAAGTAAGCGAATGGGCTTATCGGGTGAGGGCATACAGTCAATTAGGGATTTAATCCAGTATGCTGATTTACAACAATCAAGCATTAGTCGATCTGAATTCGAGAAATATATTAAGAAAACCAAAGATTATATTAAATCAAATAATGATTTAGTCGTGGAGATAATATGAACGAACCCACCAAAGCAATTCAATTTATTATTGACACAGCGCCATTATATGCAAAGGCTAAATCGGAAAGAATGTATCTTGAAGAGTTTCGTAAATCAAGAAAAGCCCAACTCCAAAGCCAAGCGGGAACAGAAGTAATTGGAAAGCAAGAAACCTTTGCCTATGCTCACCCTGAATATATTCAAATACTTGAGGGCATCAAGCAAGCCGTTGAAACTGAGGAGAAGTACCGATGGCTAATGACCGCAGCACAAGCCAGAATTGAGTGTTGGCGCACCGAACAATACTCAGCCCGTATTGAAATGAAAGCCACAACTTGAACAACAAACTAAACGCAAAAGAGAGGTTGCACCTAGCAAGGGTTAAAAACCTCCCGTGTAGCGTTTGCCAGGCACAAGGCCCAAGCGAAGCCCATCATTACAAGCAAGGTCTTCAATACACTTGCATAGCCCTTTGTGTTGATTGCCATAGAAACCCAGTACTAGGATGGCATGGGCAAAAGAGGGCATGGGCTATCAATAAAATGGATGAAATAGACGCATTGAATGAAACCATCCGCAGATTGTGCGAAGAAATGCCCTCAAAAGGCGATAAAAGCCCCTTTTAAGCTGTTTTTTATGGCTTGTGCATAGCTACTATGCTTGACGTAAAAAAAGAGCTTATAGCCCCTTAAATTTTGTACAAAGAAAAACCCTCCGAAGAGGGCTTTAGGTTATCGTTTTGTAAGTATTCGCAGAATGAGGGCTAATGTTGCATAAATCATTGCATCTCACTTTTTACTTTAAAAGTAGCAAAAAACCAGTTGCAATTTTGCTGACCATATTTTGCAGAATCATGGCGTAGGTGCATTGGTGGCTTGTCAGACCCTAGTGGGAAATAATAACTGTCAACATTTTCAAAGCCCATTTTGTCCAATGTTTTGCACAATTCTCCAAATTTTCCCCTTGCTACAGCCACACATAATTGCCCAGAGCCGCCACTTTTACCAGTTTCACAATCAAGGGCCGTCAGAGCGCCATAAACTTGAAATCTTTGAATTTCAGATAATTCGTAAAATGATTTCATTTTTTACCCCTTAATAAACGCAAACGCCACGGGAATAATAAGAATCTACATTTTTACCCTCTGGAATATCGTCAGGGCGAATCAAATAAAGCGCTGCACCCCTTGGATCACATTGAATATAGGGTTTAATTTCAACTTGAGACATAGGACAACCTTGAAAAGCCCATTCACGGGTGTTTCTCATGCCGATAAAATGATTAAGGCGCTTTTTAGCCCCTTTTTCTCTGTCTGCAATGGGTGAGAGTTTGCCTGAGTATTCACTACGCCAAAAAGGTTTGCCAGCTTCATCCCGTTCAACACACCCGCCATCGATACCGCATTCAAGCTCATGCCATCGTTGCAAGGTCATGCTAATTTTGCGAAGTTTATCAGCTTCAAACGCTGTAAAACCTAAGTTTATAAGAGTATTTTCTTGTGCTGTAATGCGCTGTTTTTCACGTTTTGTCATTGCCATGTTGACACCTATAAATTGAAAACCTTGGGAAATTCCAAGGCCATAAGCCCCTAAATTAAGGGCTTACAGTCTTAAAATTACATTGCGTGAGCAGATAACCAAGCTGGATTAGAAATTGGTTTCGATTCTTGAACATACCAAATTTGGCTTATGGGCTTAGATTGTCTGAAATCGCCTTGATGAATTTGCCATGCAACAAAGCCCCTTTTTTGGCATTCTTTTGCAGATATTTCACCCATGAGCTTTTTAGTGATTCGCCCGTCAAGAATAATCACCGCACGATCACCGCACCCCTCAATAATTCTATTGTGGTCAATGGCGGAGCGAATAAAGAATTGAGCATAATATTTCATGATGTAACACCTATTCAAAAAGTTAATGAAACCCTAGTAAAACACTAGGCCAATAGCCCCTAAATAAAGGGCTATCAGTCTAAGGTTTAGTTTGCTATCAGTTTACCCGTACGGCCCTTAGTAAAGGGGTGATTAAAAATATCACTAGGGGTAAAAGTAGAGGGGAATAAGATCACTTCGTGAAACGGGTAAAAAGAGGGTTTGTCGTTTTCAGGGGCAAAAATCCATCCGCCTAACCCGTTTTCATAACGATAATCTTTTGCAGCTTGCAAAGTAGTGAAAGTGAAATAATTTGTCATTGTTTACGCCTATCAGTTAAAAATTAGATTCTAGGGGCATGAAACCCCTAGGCAATAGGGAAAAACCCTAGTTATCGGTAAAAATATAATTGTGCGTTTTGTTCACAATCCCTAGGTGTTGCCCCCCAGTATTTGTGCCCAGTAGCATAACCCGTGATAAACCAAAAACCCGTGATTGTGCATAGTGTAGGTTTCATGTTAGCCCCTTAAACCTTGTTGGCCCATTGCAAACCCGCATCAGTGGCGTGATAAGTATTAGCATCAACATCATGAGACAAAAACCCATGACGTTCTAACGTGCTCATTATTTGCTGAAATTGGTTAAAAGTTGCCCCGTGTGACATGAGAGCACTATAAATAATGCCACTAGGTGCACCAGTAGAGTTAAGGTTTGCAGCTTCAATTATTCCCTTGCCTATTGATTGCAGGGCTAAAATTTGTTGTTTTGTCATTGTGAACGCCTATAAAAAAGTTGAAAAAACCCCAGTGAGACACTAGGCCATAAACCCCTATTGCTAAGGGTTTACAGTCTAGTTACTGGATAGAATCAGTTTGCGACACATGGAAAACAGTAGAACGCCTACAAAGCATGAAACTGTTTTCAGTGGTTTTGTCCTTTGCTGGAATCCATGTAACTACTTTAACCCCCTTTTCCCCTTTTCTTACTTGTCTATTAAGGGCTAACCATGCATTGTAAGTAAACACGTTTTCACGGGGAATAATGTCACTTGCTGGAATTCCCTTGTCGGCAAAACCTTGCATAATTGCCTGATAGTTTGCGAGAGAATCCCCGTTTTTTGCCCGATTGAGGGATTCTAACGATTGTGTAATTTTATCCATGATGTTAACGCCTATAAAAATTGTGAACTATTTAACTAAAACGTCAAAATATGCAAGCAAGCCCATGCAAAGGATAAGCCCTGCAACAATGGCCACTAAAATATCTTTGTGATTGTCATTCATAGTTTGCCCCTTAGCTGTTCTTTGCAACAAGGTTAAAGGCCCTTAGATAGTCTCTGGCAGCTTGATAAGTATCTGTCATGATCTTATCTTCTAGTTCACCCCGTTTGTACAGTTTGACAATGTAATAACCATTGTGGGTTACACGTTCGAATGTAGTGTAATTGCCATTCTTTTGCTCAGTGATTTTCATGATGTTCACGCCTATTTAGATCACTTTCCGATTGAAAGTATAGTAAGGATAGCAACAAAAAATAAAAAAACTATTAGGACAAACCCTAATAAAGTACAATTATTTTAATTTAATTGTTTTGCAAGGTTAGATCATGGCAAGGCCTCCTAAAGTAGATACAGTACAGTTTAGACGCAAGCTGGACAATCCTAAGCTGCAAATACTATTAAGTGCTGGACAAGGGAATATTTCACAAGGTTTCGAAAACCTATTGAGCCTTTATCACTACTTGCATAGTATTGGATATAGAACGGATAACCCCTTAGAGACAATAGGGTTAGTAACTAACATAGACGGAAAGAAAAGGGATAGCCCTAACCATGTCAATCAATAGGTAATAAGGTAAGGGATAAGACAAGGGATAGATAGAACTAGATCAATTCAAGTACCCTGAAAATGGTGCATCTGTCTCTTTCATGCAACTAGTTATAAACCATAACGATCTAGGGTAAACCCTATGCTGTATGGATAGACAGTAGTAGAAACCCTATGAGGGTAAACCCTGATGTATGGGGGGGGAGGGGTGGTGATGGGTGGTAGAAATTTGTGGTACCCCCTATCCTCAGAAAAAGTCAAAATGGAAACACTCCAAGAAAGGATAAAGTGGAAAAATTAAAAAGAGGAAGAGGACGCCCTAAAGGTTCTGTGAAGATGACGATACAGAGGTTTGCTGATAATCCTCCTGCAATACTGCCTAAGACTGATCACCAGAGGCTCAAGGAGTTGAAGGAGTTGATGATCAGGAGTGGAGGTAAGGATGTTGCTCAGAAGGTGATAGAGATAGCGTTGAATGACGAGCATCCGCATCAATTGGTGGCTTTGAAGATGTGTTTAGACCGAACCTTACCTGTTAGTATGTTTGAGAAGGATAAGAGTCAGAGGAGTGCTGTAACGATCAATATCACTGGATTAGGAGTTGAGCCTACTGTTATTGATGAACAACCTATAGATGTAGAGGACAAGTATGGCAGACCTTAATTTTAGTTTGCTTCCTTGGCAACAAGAGGTGTTTAAAGACCAGACTAGATTCAAGGTAGTGGCTGCTGGGCGTAGATGTGGTAAGTCACGGATGGCGGCTGTAACACTACTGATAGAGGGATTGAAGTGTCCACAAGGCTCTGCTGTGTTGTATGTGAGTCCTACGATGGGGCAATCTAGACAGATTATCTGGGACTTGTTGTTAGACCTTGGTAGAGAGGTTATACAGAGTAGCCATGTAAATAATCTAGACATTACCTTGATAAACGGGGCTAGGATTTATGTTCGTGGGGCTGATAGACCTGACACCCTTCGTGGTGTGTCTTTGACCTATGCGGTGTTAGACGAGGTAGCGGATATTAAGCCAGAGGCTTGGGAACAGGTTATTCGGGCTTCTTTGTCTGACAAGAAGGGTAGAGCGTTGTTTATTGGAACGCCAAAGGGTAGGAACTGGTTTCACGATACCTTCAAGTTGGGGGAGAGTGGTGAGGATTCTGATTGGAAGAGTTGGCACTTTACGACTGCTGATAACCCTTTGATCGACCCTACAGAGATAGAGAGTGCCAAGAAGACCTTGAGTACCTTTGCTTTTAAACAAGAGTACATGGCATCGTTCTCCAATGCGGGGAGTGATGTTTTCAAGGAAGAATGGATTAAATATGGGGAAAGACCGAATAAGGGGTCATATTTCATCTCTGTTGACTTAGCGGGGTTTGAGGAGGTTGCCAAACAAGCGGGTAATGCTAAGAAGCGGTTGGATGAGTCTGCTATCTGTGTGGTTTATGTCACAGAGGATGGAAAGTGGTTTGTTGACAAGATTATTCACGGGAGATGGGATATTCGAACGACTGCTGTGAACATCTTGATGGCTATTCGGGACTACAGACCACTTAGTATTGGAATTGAGAGGGGGGCGCTTAAGAACGCTGTTTTGCCCTATTTGAGCGACTTGATGAGGAAAAGTAACATCTATGCCCATATTGTTGATTTAACGCATGGGAATAGGAAAAAAGCAGATAGAATTATCTGGGCATTGCAAGGAAGGTTTGAACATGGCAGAATCACGCTCAATTCAGAAGAGAATTGGGATGAGTTTGTTGACCAACTTCTAATGTTTCCCGCACAGGGGGTTCACGATGATCTGCCTGATGCGCTTAGTTATATAGACCAGCTCGCCGTTACCTCATACTTTGAGGAAGACGATACCGATGATTGGCAGCCTGTGGACATAATATCGGGGGTTTGAGCATGGAATTTCAAGAGCCAACAGAATCTGATAAAGAACTCGTAGCGTTTGTTGTAAACCATTGTGATCGTTGGAGAGACTATCGCAACACCAATTATCTGGATGACTGGTTGGAATATGAACGCATCTTTACTGGTGAATGGGCTGCTGAAGATAAAACCCGTGATTCCGAGAGAAGCCGAATTGTCACTCCCGCTACCCAACAGGCTGTAGAAACCCGTCATGCAGAGATCATTGAGGCTATCTTTGGTCAAGGTGAGTTCTTTGACATTCAAGACGATATTCGTGATGTAAACAACAATCCATTGGATGTAGCCGCTATCAAGGCTCAACTGATGGAAGACTTCAAGATAGACAAGATTCGCAAGTCCATTGACCAAATTGAGTTGATGGCTGAAATCTATGGTACTGGCATTGGTGAAGTCATTGTTAAAACAGAGAAGATCTTTGTTCCTGCTACTCAGGCAATACCTGGTCAAGTCGGTCAAGCCGCTATTGGTGTGATTGAGAAGGACAGGATTGCAGTCAAGATTGTTCCTGTTAACCCTAAGAACTTCTTGTTTGACCCCAATGGGACTTCTATTGAAGACTGTATGGGTGTGGCTATTGAGAAGTATGTCTCTATCCACAAGATTGTTAGAGGACAAGAAGAAGGCATCTATCGCAAGGTAGAGGTTGGTACTGATTCTGAAGACTCTGATTTAGAGCCTACTCAAGAGGTTAGCCAATACCAAGACGACAAAGTTAAGCTATTAACCTACTATGGCTTAGTTCCACGAGAGTATCTTGACCAACTTGAGGATGAGTCAGAAGTTGAAGATTTGTTCCCTGAAGACTCTGTTCAAGACGAGTATTCCGATCTGGTAGAGGCTATTGTTGTTATTGCTAATGACAATGTGCTTCTCAAAGCAGAAAAGAACCCTTACATGATGAAAGATAGGCCAATTCTGGCTTATCAAGACGATACAGTCCCTAATCGTTTATTGGGTCGTGGTACTGTAGAGAAGGCTTATAACTCTCAGAAGGCTATTGACGCACAGATTCGTTCACATTTGGACTCTCTGGCACTCACCACAAGCCCTATGATGGCTATGGATGCCACTAGACTGCCTAGAGGTGCTAAGTTTGAGGTAAAGCCAGGCAAGGCAATCCTGACAAACGGCAATCCATCAGAGATTTTGTTCCCCTTCAAGTTTGGAAATACCGATTCTGGGAACATTACCACTGCCAAAGAGTTCGAGAGAATGCTACTTCAGGCTACTGGAACACTAGACTCACAAGGAATGGTGTCCAATGTGTCTAGGGATGCGAATCAGGGCGGTATTTCGATGGCTGTTGCCTCAATTATCAAGAAATACAAGCGTACATTGGTGAACTTCCAAGAAGATTTCTTGATTCCGTTCATCAATAAGGCGGCTTTCCGCTATATGCAGTTTGACCCAGAGCGTTATCCTACTGTTGACATGAAGTTCATACCGACTGCAGCTTTGGGCATCATTGCTCGTGAGCATGAACAACAACAGTTCATTTCCTTACTCCAGACACTTGGCCCTAATACACCTGTTTTGCCTGTGATTCTCAAGGGAATCATGGCTAATTCTTCTTTGTCTAACAGATATGAGTTGATTCAGATGTTGGATCAAATGGCTCAACCTGATCCACAAGCACAACAGATGCAACAAGCACAGCAAGAGTTGGCTCTACAAGCGGCACAGGCTCAGATTGCAGTTCAGACTACACAAGCAGAGCAAAATCGTGCTGAAGCGGCTAAATTGATGACTGAAGCACAGTTAATGCCTCAAGAAGTCCAAGCCAAGACACTTGCTGCAACGACCAAGAACTTGCCTGACAATGATGCTATGGCTGAAAAAGAATTCAATAAGCGTGTCAAAATCGCAGAATTGATGCTTAAAGAAAAAGACATTGAGAATAAGTTAAAGGTTGTTGAATTGCAAAACATGGACAAGAACGAGCAAAAAGCAAAAGACACCAACTTTCTCAAGAGTTTTGTTAATCAATGATGGATATTAAGCAGATACTGCTATCAGATGCGTCAACTGATGCAAAGTTGTCTGCATTGGCAATTCTGCTTGATAAACAACTTCCTAAACTTGAAAGCCATGTCCTTGATGTAAAGAAACTTAAAGGACCACAGGGTGATCGCGGTGCTGATGGCAAGGATGGAAAAGACGGTCCTAAAGGCAAAGATGGTCGCGATGGGGTTGATGGCAAAAATGGTAAGGACGGAATTGATGGTGACGATGGAGACAATGGAGTTTCTATCGTTGGAGCAAAGATTGATTTCGATGGCTCTTTAGTTCTGACATTTTCTGACGGATCACAATTAAATGTTGGTGAAGTAGTTGGTGAGCGTGGTGCGGCAGGTTTGACAGGCGCACAAGGACCTACGGGACCGACTGGCACTACTGGTCAAACTGGACCAACAGGTGCTACTGGACAGATTGGACCTACTGGAGCTACAGGAATTCAAGGTCCGACAGGCCCTGAAGGTTTGCAAGGTATACAAGGACCAACAGGTCCACAAGGCGTTCAAGGCATACAAGGTATACAGGGTGATCAAGGTATCCAAGGCCCGACTGGAGCTGTTGGACCTACAGGTCCTACCGGAGCGACTGGTCTAACCGGTGCTACTGGACCTACTGGCTCTACTGGATTAACTGGACCAACCGGACCTACAGGAGCTACCGGCTTAACAGGGGCAACTGGTCTAACTGGTGCTACAGGTTTGACTGGTGCTACAGGTCCCACAGGAGCCACGGGTTCTACCGGACTTACTGGACCAACTGGACCAACGGGTAATACAGGAGCAACTGGTCCTACGGGAACAAGTGGCCCAACTGGTCCTACTGGTCCACAAGGGCAAGGCATCATAATTAAAGGTGCTGTTGCTACAGTTGGCGATTTACCATCATCAGGAAATACGGCTGGTGATGCTTATATTGTTGAATCCACAGGAAATTTGTATGTTTGGAACGGAACATCTTGGACAGATGCTGGTCAGTTAGTTGGACCAACTGGACCAACGGGTGCTACAGGTCTTACTGGCGCAACTGGTCCGGCAGGTGCTGTAGGTCCAACGGGACCAACTGGTTCTACAGGCGCTATTGGTCCAACTGGCGCAACAGGTGCTACTGGTAATACGGGATTAACCGG